CGGGTTGAGTGACGAGATCGAGTTCCCTGACGGGTCGATCCGTCCGATCATCGAGATCGACGAACGATGGGATGAGCACGGGAAACAGTTCGTCGTCGTGTCGTTGGGGGACGGCTGATGGCGAAGGGCGGCGGCGTTGAGATAAGCGTCCTCGGCTTGAGGGAACTCGCGGAGGCGATGGAAGCGAACTCGCGGGAAATGACGGTCGCGGTCGGGCGCGCCCTGTGGGATGCGGCGCAAGCGATCGGAAACGAATCACAGAACCTTGTCCCCGTCGACACCGGCAACCTGAAAGGTTCGATGTCGTATGAGCGGAGCGGAGTCACGACGACGACGCCGGTGATCGAGATCAGGTACGGCACCCCGTACGCCCTGTATCAGCACGAGAAACTTGACCTGTACCATCCGGCGCGTGACGGCAACACCGCCGGTCGCCGCGGGTCCGGTCCGACCGCTCCCGGCACCGAGGGCGGCTCCCCGAAATATTTGGAGTTCCCGTTCCTCGCTGAAACGTCGCAGTATCCGACGAAACTCGTGGAACGCATCCGACGCCACTTCAACGTGGTGCGCGCCCGGGGGACCGGCTGATGGCGACGCTCGACGACATCGGCACCTACGTCGCCACACAGGTCGGTTCGTTGACGCTCGGCACGAACCTGTTCCTCGGGCGGCTCCCCGACACACCGGACACCTGCGTCGCGATCTACGAGTACGGCGGCGAGACTCCGGTGTCGACGATGGGCGGCGACCAGATGCCTCCGGTCGAACAGCCGCGGATTCAGGTCAACGTCCGCGCACCCGGCTACTCGTCAGCGAACACGCTGGCGCTCTCCGTGTGGACCGCGCTCGAAGGCATCCTGAACGAGACGCTGACCGCGACCCGTTACCATCGGGTCGCCGCAATCCAGTCACCGTTCCCGCTCGAACGCGACTCCGCTGACCGCGTGATATTCGCGCAGAACTTCCGGGTACAGAAGGCGACATGAGTATCCCACCGGACCCGTACGCGGAGATTCGGTCGAAACCCGAAGCGAAGCGCAAGACCCGTCACAAGGTTCGGTGCGCGAACTGTTCCCGGCTTCTCGCTGAGATCGTCACCGCACCGTGGCTCATCAAGTGTTCACGCTGTAAGTCCGACAATCAGTCGGACCTCGGGGACCGTTAGAGATTCCACGGTCCCCAGCCGGAGTTCTCCCAGATCGCGAGCGCGGCAAGGAGGTTCGTCTCCGGGTCGAACAACTCGTCGCAGTCGTCGAGGATGCCGTGAGTCTGAAGCCATCCGTCCGGCCAATACTGTGACGGCAGGCACCAGAACCCGTTGATCTGGATGAGGCCGAGCGAACCGATGCGGGTCGGGTCGTCCGTGTTGTGCGCGTCCGGATCGCACCGCGATTCGCGGTAGACGGCGTACGACAGTTTCGGGAGTTGTTCCTCGGGCCAGCCGACAGCGACCGCGGTGTCAACCCACTCGTCGCACCGCCACTCAGGGGCGCCCGACCGGTGCGGCGGCAACTCGGACGCACGCACGATCCGCTGTGGAGGCCGTGGCTGAGGATCAGGCATCGTCCACGGCATCGGGACCGTCGACGTCGTAGCGGGCGCGAGAGGCGCTTCTAGGGTCCTCTCAGGAGGCTCGGGACGGTCGGAGGGTGGTACGTCGTGCGGGGCGGAGGCTTGGGTACTTGTGGGAGAACCCTGAAAGGAGGCTCCTGCCCCGCACGACGAGAACAGCATACAGGCGGCGAACGCCGCGAGACACACACGCATGGGCTTGTAGATTACAGGACTGTGACGGTCAGGCGTCGTCGGGCCAGTTCGCCGACGAGTTCCCGCCGAGGTACTCCGCCGCCTGACGGAACGTCTCACAGTCATCGCGGAGACGTTCGATCTCCCGTGCCGCTTCTTCGAGAAGTGTCGCGGTCGAGTAGTCGACCGTCGGCTGTCGGTTCCTGAGTCGCTCGATGATCGTAGCCATAGCCGCTCCCTCCAAAGTGTAAGGCCATCGGTACCGTCGCTGTCGTAGGTTACTGGAACGATCCGCGGAGGACTGTCCACGCTCCGGACGGCCACCCGTGGTGAGGCTGTTCACGGAACGCGAGGTGGACCTGTCCGTCGGCCCACACCTCGACGAGTATCTCGCCTTCGGGGAGCCGCCGGTCGATCGACTGGGCGTCGATCTTTGTCGAGTGTCCGGGGATCGGGTCCGGTTCGTCGAGTGTCGTCTTGTCGCTCATGCCGCGACTCCGGAGATGTCGACCCGCACGTTCAGCAGGGCGTGAGGTGACACGTCGCCGTCGTAGGTCCAGCACCTCAGGTCGTCCGGGTAGAAGTCGGCGGCGTGATCGTTGCTCTCGTGAAGCAGGTCCGGGTCGAGTGCGTCGACGTGGACCGCGAACACCTCGACGTGATCGTGGATCACGACGTTCGGAACCTGCGCGGGACCGTCCGGCGTGTCGATCTCCATCAGCCCGACGAACTCGCCGCCTCGCATCGCGAGGAACGCGGCGGCGTAACCGGGCGTGTTCGCGAAGTAGGTGCCGGGTCGCAGACCTCCGGTCACGATGTCTTTGCGACGTGTCGGCCACGTCGCGTGATACAGAACCTCAGTCATGTCAGTTGTCCTCCTCATGTTTCCGGGTGTCGAGTGCGCGGGCGTCACGGTGAACGGTCCGCACCGAGTCGGGACGGAAGGTTCGCATCCCTCCGTTCGGGATCGTGCCGTTCGAGGTGATCGGTCCCCAGCAGGTGAGTTCGCCGTTCGGACGGATCGCCTTCAGGCGGAAGCGGCCTGCGCCGGGGACGGTGAACTCGTCGCCGACGTCGAGGTGCCTGCCGTCGGGCAGGGTGGTCGCGGTCTCCCAGTCGGCGAGCGGGGAGTCACCTCCCCGACGCCGGACCAGCGTCTCGCGGCTCACGACGCAACCTCGATCGCGTCGAGCGCCTTGAGCGCCTCGTCCCGATCCTCGAAGCAGTCGATGAGACGGTGGGTCGCGGCGTCCTTGATCCACCAGATGATCGAAGCGGAGGGCGAACCGATGCGAACACCCTTCAGGTAGAAGGCGTAACCCTTGTCGGCGGCGAGCGCGGCGTGATACCGGTTGTAGTCCACGAGCCACTCGTTCTCCTCGGCGATGCTCGCCATATGGGGCGGGAAGCCGGGGTGGTGGATGTTACTCATGTGGGTCTCCTCTCTCTCGTTGATCTCTCCCACGGGTAAGACCTTACCTGACTGATAGCGCCACGTCAACCCCTAACCCGAAATATTTCGGATAGCCCTCCCGGGTGTTGGCGCTACAACGGCACGCCAACACGCAGGCGTACCATCAGCAGTCAGTAGTGCGCTCGTCGCCGCAGGTGTCCGCCGTGACCGTCAGTCGCTCACGACTCCTGCGCCTACCCACCGAGGAGACAGGACCGGATGAAGTTCAGAGTGACAGGCGGACCCGAGGGAGATCGCGGCATCAGCGCCGCCGGTCGCCGCTATGAGCCGGGTGACGTCATCGAACTCACTCAGCCGAAGGCCCAATGGCTCGTCGACAAGGGACTGCTCGAACCGGCTGGCAAGAACGTCGCCAAGTCCGACCCAGACCCGGAGCCGGAACCGGACCCCGCCCCCGCCCTCGAACCCTCACCCGAACCGTGGGAGTTCGACGATGACTCAGGAGATGATCTCTGATGCCCACGTTCGTTCACGGTAAGGGGACCGGAGTCCTGCTCGACGAGTTCGACCTGTCGACCTACTTCAACTCGGCGGACATGAGCCGCACCACCGACACCGCGGAGACCACAGCGTTCGGCTCAACGTCGAAGTCGTACATCGTCGGCTTGTCCGACGGCACCTTGTCGCTGTCCGGCATGTTCTCGCAGGACGCTGACGGGTCCGACGAGGAACTGTCCGCGATCCTCGGCTCCGCGACAACTCCGCTTGTCACCGTGAACCTCGACGACGGGTCGATCGGGAACCGGGCGATCGTCGCGAAAGCCCATCAGACGTCGTACTCGATCTCGTCGCCGGTAGCGGACATCGTGACGATCACCGCCGACTTCAACGCCTCGACCGACGGCACCGCGAACCTCACCTACTCGATTCAGACCGGCGTCCAGTTGACCGCCGGATCGTCGATCGCGTTCGGGTCACTCGGCGACCTCGCGTCGGTCGACAACGCGGCGTCCACCGCGAACGGCGGCATGGCGAACCTTCATGTCACCGCGAACACGTTGGACGCGGCAGTCACGATCAAAGTTCAGGACTCGGCAGACGACATTACGTTCGCCGACCTGATCTCATTCACCTCAGTTTCGGCGGGCGTCGAGTCCGCCGAGCAGAAGGCGGTCACCGGCACCGTTGACCGTTACGTGCGGGCCACCGCATCGAGTGCCGCGACCAGCGGTGCCATCACTTTCCACGTAGCGTTCGCCCGCTACTGATCCCACAGGAGAATACAGAGCCATGCCCACCTTCGTTCACGGCAAGTCGACCCACTTCGAGATCGACGACACCGGCGGCACATCCCGCGACATCAGCGACACGCTCACCAGCGTCGACTTCCCGGAGACCATCGACACCGCCGAAACGACTGCCTTCGGTTCGACCTCGAAGTCGTACATCGTCGGCCTCCGCGACGCGACCCTGTCGGTCTCCGGCATCTGGGACGCGACCGTCGACGGCTACTTCATCGGCACCGAGCCTGCGAGCCGCACCTTCATCTACGGCCCTGCCGGTGACACCGGCGGCAACGTCAAGTACACGGGTGAGGCGATCCTGACGTCGTTCTCGATCTCGAACCCGGTCGGCGACGTCGTCACCTACTCCGCTGACTTTCAGGTCACCGGTGACGTCACCCGCACCACCTTCTGATCTAACCCACAACCCTAAGGAGTGACCCAAGTGTCCATCAAAGACAAGATCAAGCAGGCAGGCGACCTCGAACGTGAGGTCGTCGACATCCCGGAGTGGGACGTCACGGTTGAGATTCGATCCATGTCGGCGCGTCAGCGTGCGCTCATGGCGAACTACACCGACCTCGACGACCAGTCGAACTCGGATCGGCAGGAGGCTCTGTGGGGCTTCCTGTTGACGGCGTGCGTGTTCGACCCTGAGACCGGCGACCCGGTGTTCGACGACGACGACCTCGACTGGCTGTTCACCGACAAGTCGTTCGCTGTCATCGACCGGCTCACGACGAAGTGCCTGACGGTGTCGTCGGTGCTGAAGGACTCGGTGGACGTCGCGGGAAAGTCCTCCTCGGCTACCCCGGACGAGACGGAGTAGCCCACCCGGAGCGTCGCTTCTACTTCCAACTCGCCCGCGAACTCGGCATGACAGTCGGTGAACTCTCCGATCGGATGTCGAGCGCGGAGATGGCGGAGTGGATGGCGCTCTACAAGATCGAGGCATCAGAACGTGAACACAGTCGGCAGGTAGCAGAGCAACGCTCGAAACGGAAACGGTAGACAGGTATGGCATCGGAAGCGATCGTCGCGAGACTCAAGGCGGTCCTCTCTGGTGACTCGTCCCAACTCCGCGCCGATCTCGGCAAGGCCGAACAGTCACTCAAGAACTTCGGTGATAAGGCGACCAAGACTGGTCGTTCCCTAACGACGAAGGTCACCCTCCCGATGGTCGGGTTGGGTGCGGCGGCGGTCAAGACTGCCGTCGACTTCGAGTCGTCCATGACGAAGATCACCGCGCTCGTCGGTGTCGCGAAGGACGAGGTCGACTCGATGTCGGTCGCTGTCCGGAGCATGGCGACCCAGTTCGGCAAGTCGGCGAACGAGGCGGCTGACGCGCTGTTCTACATAACCTCCGCCGGTCTGCGTGGCGCGACCGCGACGGACACGCTCGCCGCGTCGTTGAAGGCGTCAGCGATCGGTCTCGGCGAGACCTCAACGATCGCGGACCTCGCAACGTCAGCCCTGAACGCTTATGGCGCGGACGTCCTGTCGGCGGCTCAGGCGACCGACGTCATGACGGCCACGATCCGTGAAGGCAAGTTGGAGACGACCGAACTCGCCGGATCGATGGGTCGCGTCCTGCCGCTCGCCTCGGCGATGGGCGTCAACTTCAACGAGGTCGGTGCGGCGTTCGCCGCCCTGTCCCGTACCGGCACGAACGCGGCGGAAGCGGCGACACAGATTCGAGGCATCCTCGCGTCCCTCCTCCGCCCGACGAAGCAGGCGGAGGAAGCGCTCACCGAGATGGGTCTCTCCTCGGAGGGGCTACGTCGACAGATGCGCGAGGAAGGTCTCCTCGCGACACTCAAGACGTTGTCGGAGGAGTTCGCTGGGAACGAGGCGGCGGCGGCGTCCGTGTTCGGCAACATTCGCGCCCTGTCCGGTGTCCTCGACCTTATGGGCGCGAACGTCGCGACAACGGAGGCCATCTTCGCGAGCATGGCTGACACGACCGGCGCGGTCGACGAAGCGTTCGCACAAGTGTCGGAGACGGCGGCGTTCCAGTTCCAACAGGCCACCGCCGAGATGAAAGAGACGCTCCTTGCGCTCGGCCAAGACCTACTGCCGCTCGTCAAGGATGCGCTCGAACTTGTCTCCGACAGCATCCGAAGCGTCACCGGATTCTTTCAAGGCATGGACGATGACACTCAGCGGGCGATCAAGACTCTCGCGGGTGTCGCGGCGATCGCGGGACCGGTGGCTCTCGGCATCGGCATGGTGACGAAGGCGCTCATCGCGTTAGGGAACGCGACTCCGTGGATGGTAGGGCTAACGGCGGCTGTCACAGCGTTGTCGCTCGTGTTCGCGGATTACGTTCGAGATGCGCGTGAGGCCCGCGAGCGTGCCGATGAGATGACGGAGTCGTTCAAGCGAGCGAACGATCCGGCGTACATCGTGTCGGAACGCCTCGAAGCGATCGCGACGTCGATGGCGAAAGTCAAGGCGGAGGCGAGCGACACCGGCGAAGCGGTCGAGTCGTTCGTCGGCGAAGCGGCACTCATGGGAGCACTCGCCGGTCAAGGTCTCCTCGATACTTTCAACGCTGTCGGAGTGTCGTCGGAAGGCATGTTGGGGGCGCTCGAATCCGGTGCGGAAGGATTCGGGAAGTTCGCGAAGTTCACCGAACTCGGTGAGAACGGCGTTCGGCGACAGATGACGGCAATGATCGAGGCCAAAGGCCCAGCCGCTGAGATGGCGCAAGCCATCCTCGACATTCAAGAGAGCGGTGAACTGTCCAATAGGGAACTGTTCCAACTGATCCACACGATCGCCGAGCAGACCAACGCTGTTACCGCATCCAACGAGGCAATGGAAGCGCAGAACGCGGAACTCATCACCAGCACCGAACTGTTCAAGAAGTTCGAGGGGAGTGCTGTCGAGCCGCTGGTCAAGAAGATACTCGGCGAATACGACCCGGCGCTCAATAACGCAACCGAGACCCTGTTGCGTCTAGCGGAGGCCACCGACGGCTACGCCTATCAGTCGGCGGTCGATCTTGAGCGCGCCCTCAAGAACGTCGGATACTCGATCAGAGACCTGAGCGGCGACACCGAAGAAGTCGTCGACGACACGGTCGCGCTCGCGCAGAACCTTATCGACGCGGCAGACGCGGCAGGATACGACGCCCGCAAGACCCGCGACCTCATCGCTCAACTCGGCATCCTCGACCAGTTGGACCCGCAGGTCGTCATCGATCTCGGTCTCGACATCACCGGCGCGGCGCAAGTCATCAAGTTCGTCGACGACCTCATCGAAGCGCAGAAGAAGGCGCTGATGGCGATGGGCGACGGACGGTTCATCATGCGGGCATTGGAGCCGCTGTTCGCGCTTCGCACCGCGCTCACCGGTGCGCTCGACCCGGAGGAAGTCAAGGCGGACAAGACGTCTCCTGCTTCGAGCGCGATGGACGAGTTGGAACGCGCCGAGAAAGAAGCGGCGCGTGAAGCGGAACGTCTCCAACGTGAGATCGAGCGTCTCATGGAGCGCGTCGAGGACATGGGGAAGGTTCTCGGCGACGAGGACTTCTTCGAGTTCCTGTTGGGTGCGTCCGCCGACCAGATCGAGGACCGGTTCGAGGACATCGCTGAAGCGGCGATGGAACTCGTCGAGCAGGCGAACGAACTCGGTGTCGCGGGTGGTGCGGAGTTCCTTCAGACGTTGGCGGCGATCGGCGACCAGTTCGATGCGCTCGCCGCTCTCCAAGCGGATGTCGCCCGCACCCAGACAGAACTGTCTGCCGCTGAGGACCGGCTCGCGGACGCGACCAGCAACCTTGCGTCCGCTCAGGCTGACCTGAACCGGGAGAACGACCGGTACGCCGCGTTCCTGTACGGCGAGGGTCGTGGCGGCGGCACGTTCGAGCAGAGACTCCAAACCGAGATCGACGCCTACCGGAACCTTCAGCGTGAACTAGAAGGGTTGGAGTCCGCCCAGGCCGGGTTCCGTCAACGCATCGTCGACATGATGGCTCCCGATGTTGGCGGGTTCGCGGGTCGTGGCGGTGTCCTCGGGAACCTCGGGAACACGCTGACGCAGGCCCGCAAGTTCCGCGACAACCTTGTCGAACTGCGGGATCGTGGCTTCCCGACGGATGTCATCGGGCAGGTTGTCGCCGCCGGAATGACGCAGGGCAACACGATCGCCCGTCGCCTGTTGTCGCTCGGCACCGGAGAGTTCCGTGAGTTCCTCGAACTGTCGCAAGAGATTCAACGGATCGGTGTTGAGACAGCGGCGATCGCCGGTGAGGTCGTGTTCGGTGCCGACATCGCAGACGCTCAGGGTGCGGTGGAACGGCAGTTCGCGATCGTCGATTCGATGTTCCGTTCCGCGATCGCTCAGGCTCAGGACAACGTACGCGCTCAGGCGGCGATCGTTGACCAGTTGCGGGTTGCGTTGCGGGCGGTCGAGTACCGGATGGAATCGTTGCGGGCGAACGTCGAGATTCTCGCCGCTGACATTCAGACGTCGCTGACGACAGCGTTCAACGAGTTCTTGACCGGGTTGGCGGCGGCGATCGCGGCGATCCCGACGCAGGTTCAGACGGTGACGAAACCGGTGGCCGCTCCGAAACCGCCGTCGATCCCGGCACCAGCGAAACCGAAACCGGTGACACGACCTCCTGCGCCTGCCCCGTTGCCGCCGTTAGAGGAACGGTATCCGACTCTGCCGTCGACGCCGCGTCCGACACCGGAACGCGCCTATGACGGCATCGTCCGTATCCTGCCGATCGTCGAAGCGCCACGCCCGACACCGGAGAAGGCGTACGAAGGGATCGTCCGCACCCTGCCGATCGCTCCTCCACCGAAGGAGAATCTGAAACTGCCCGGCGGTGGAGGTTTCGGTCGTGTGATGCGAGCGAAGGGCGGACCGGTTGTCGGCGGCTACCCGTACATCGTCGGCGAGATGGGACCGGAACTGTTCGTCCCCGGCCAGTCTGGTGTCGTCTTGCCGAACTCGATGTCCGGTGGAGGCGGGACAGCGGTCACTTACAACATCAACGTGAACGCGAACGGTGACGCCGCCGAAGCAGGACGGCAGATCGTCAAGGCGATTCAGGAGTATGAGCGGCGCAACGGGACACGGTGGCGTTCGTGACTGCCACCTACCAGCAGGCCGGTGTCATCTACAACTCGCTGGATCACACGTACAACGGGTTCACGACCGCTGACAAGCCGGTCGTCCGGGTCGAGTTGGATCGTGGCGGCTACCTGTACGAAGCCGATTACGACTACGAGTTTGAGGCGAGTTACGGGTCGGCGGCAGCGATCCTCGACCCGATTCCCGACTGGGAGGACATCACCGCCACCGTCGCTTCGATCCGTATCAGGCGAGGCACCGAGAACTTCCTTATCCGTCAACCGGAGGCAGGCTCCGCGACGATCATCTTCGAGGACCCCGACTCACGGTTCCTGCCGACGAACACCGGCTCACCGTATTTCGGGCGTATCGAACCGGCGGTCGGTATCCGTGTTGTCGCCGACTGGTCAGACGCCGAAACAGTTCTGTTCCGAGGCATGACACAGAAATGGCAACAGAACTTCAAGGCGGCGCAGGAGAACACCGAGGTCGTGTTGACCTGTACCGACTTCACCCAACTGCTGTATAACTATCGGATCGACATGACGACGGTCGGCTCGTCCGGTGACAACACTCAGACACGGGTGAATGACATCCTGTCGGACAGCGGACCGAACGGGCTTCGTCCCGCGTGGCCGTTGGCGCTCCGCAACGTGTCGACGGGCTACTCGCAGGTCGAGCAGGACAGCGCCGAAATCTTCCGGGTGTTGGATGCGTTGAAACTGGTCGCCGACTCCGAGTGGGGATTCAGTTTCATGGCGAAAGACGGCACGTTCACTTTCCTCAACCGGCTGGAAGCGAACCCCGGTATCGGCGGTATCGCTAACCCGGACTACTTCTTCGGTGAAGCGTCATCGGTGACGATCGGTCCGGACACCGAACCAGCAGGTCGTTACGAGATGATCGAAACCCAATCGGATGACGACACGCTCGCCAACGTCGTCGAGGTCGTGGATGCGTTCGGCAACATCGGCGGCTGGAAATACACGGATGCGATCGACACTCAGGAAGAACGGGTCCTTCAAGTCAACACTCTGCTCGCTGACACTTCGGCGGCACAAACTCTCGCCCTGTTCATCCTTCAAGGCCAATACCAGCCGCTGTTACGTATCCGCCGTCTCGGTTTCTACAACTCGTCGACGATCGCCGCGACCCGCGCCGCCGTCCTCTCCGAACTCGCCGAAGAGGTGTACGTCCGGAACACCGCTCCGGGTGGGGTCACCGTCCAGTTCTTCGGGACGATCGCCGAGATCGAACATGAGATCAACCGGGACTTCTGGTACACGACGTTCACGTTCTCACCGGGCGAGTTCGACCCGTTCGCCTCCACCGTTGGTGAACCGTTGTGATGGTAGGCTGAGCGGCGATGGCGACGAGTTACCCGTCCGGGCTGGACACGTTCACGAACCCTGCTTCGACCGACCTGTTGTCGGCGTCCGGTGTGTCGCACGCCGATCAACATGCGGACGTCAACGACGCTGTCGAGGCGCTCCAAGCGAAGGTTGGTGTCGACGGGTCGGCAGTCACCTCGTCGCACGATTACAAGATCAGAGTCCAGTCGGTTGTCCCTTACGCCGATTCTGCGGCACGAGCGACAGCGGTCCCGTCCCCGGTCGAAGGCCAGATGTCCTATTTAGAGGACACGGACGCTGTCGAGGTGTACGACGGAACCGAGTGGACGACGATCTCGGGTGGGCAGGACCCGATCTCGTTGAATGAGAACACGGTGACGGAGGACTTCACGATTCCGTCCGGGTTCAACGGCCTGTCCGCTGGGCCGATAACGATCGCGGATGGGATTACTGTGACGGTGGCTGATGGAAGTGCGTGGGCGGTTGTATGAGTACGTTGAGTGTTGGTGATCTTCAGGGGTTGGCGGTCAACTCGAATGTGGTGACGGTGCCGACCGGTCATACGTTGAACGCTGTTGACGGGTTACAGATCGGGGGCACCGCCATCGGCACATGGACATCGTACACACCGTCCTTCACAAACTTCACACTTGGCAACGGCACCGCAACCGCACGTTACGCACAAGTCAACGACCTCGTATTTGTCGAAGGGCAAGTCGTCCTCGGCTCAACGTCGGTCATGGGATCAACACCGCAGATCTCTCATCCAGTCGGAACATCATCGTTGGAAGTATTCATTAGCAATACTCTCCGGTACGACAACTATGGTGTAGGAAACTACGTCGGAACGCTATGGATTTATCCAAACAAGATCTATCTTGGCACGTTATCTACAGGTGGAACATGGGCTGGCGGTGGCTTTATCAACGCAACAACCCCATTTGCTTGGGGAACTGGCGATGTTTTCACTTGGCATTACTTCTATAGGACGATCTAAGATGACAACATTCCAATACAACCCATTTTATCTTGATGCGACCGACGCTCAGAAGTTGAAGCAGGTCCGTTTGTGGCGCAACGCTCAACTTGCCGCGACCGATTGGACGCAGGTTGCTGACGCCCCCGTAGACGCTTCAGCATGGGCAACATACCGTCAGGCTTTACGTGATCTTCCCGCCACGATTGATATTGATAATCCTGTGTTGCCGGAG